ATCATCTTGGGTGTGGTAGGATCGTAGATAGATAGACAGTGAACCGTCTTTAAGTCAGACAAGTTCGACCAGTCCTCTATCGCATTTGTTTCTATATCAAAGAATAGTGTTTTCATAGGTCTTGTTGCTCATGGTTTGATATTTGTTTCTCCAAGGTATTACGAAGCTGGTCAAACTCTTTGTCTTCTGGCATCAACTCTTGAGCTAGTGCTAACAAGTATGTTGAAGTATCATGTACAATATCTGGATTAAAACCCGGATAAAATTCTTCCTTTTTACAGTGTAACGATATAGTTCTGATGTAGGTAGCTGCCGTGATTAAGCCAAACACCTGCTTCTTAGTCATAGTAGTATTCATTTATTAGAATGGGTTGTTAGTTGTTGTATTAATGTTTTGAATGCCAGCTCGCAGGTATCAGGTACTACTCCGTTGCCCAACAGCCTAAGTTCGTCCACCCTGAAGGCAGTCCCATTAGTTGACACACCCACGCCGGGTTTAATTGTTCTCGACTCTTCCCACTCGTACTGTTGCTGACTGGGTCTTGCTGGGTATTTAGTCTTCTCCAATCTTTTGTTGACATCGCTTGTTTCGTTGTTAACCCTTTTAGGTTCAGTCGATTCATATCCCTGCCTAAACATTTCTGTTCGCTGCTTACCCTCGTCCTCGCACCCTCCACATGATCGCTCGCTTGAGGTGTTGCCCAAGATGAACACTCGTTTCCTTTGGTGGGGTGCTCCGACTTCAGACGCACTGAATACTCCCCACGTACACGAGTAACCTCTTTGCTCCAAGTCTCCGAGGACATATTTAAGTACCGACTCTCCGTCTCCTGTCTTTGCTGAGATGATTCCCTCAACGTTTTCGAGGAGCACATATCGTGGTCGCATAGCGGTAACTCCATCTGCGATGTATGGGTAGAGGTGTCGTGGGTCTTCTGTTGCTTTTCGTTTTCCCGCACTACTGAATGGTTGGCAAGGAAATCCTGCTGACAAGATGGTAACTCGGTCACGTAACTGCTCATACGGAAACTGCTTGAGATCCGTGAACACAGGACACGCATCCAATAATCCCGCTTCCATTTTCGAGATAAGGTTTGCAATTGCATAGGTTTCGATCTCCACGTGAGCGACAGTTCGGAGGTTTGGAATAGCTCTTTTAAGTCCGATTCCGATACCGTCGTAGCCGCTGCACAAAGAGACGTAGGTAGAAATACTAGTGGTTTCTTTTTCATAGTTCATTAGAATGGGTTGTTAGTTGTTGTATCGGTGAACACGTTCTTATCTTCTGTGTATCGTCCGGTTTCTGTGTCGTAGTTAAGGGTGGTACAATGTCCTGTCTGTCCGCTGAATCTATTCTTTAACACTCTTACTCGCGTCTCATTAGATGTAGTCTCAGCTTGTTGGTTACGCTCCAGTCCTATGACCATGTCACTTAGTTGTGCGATTGCTTGACTGCCCCTCAGATGGTGTAGACTTACTCGTCCTCCTTCTTCGTGACCACTATCCACTCGCTTCAAGTGACTGACCAACACCATACCGCACCCTGTCTCTTCAACAAGACTACGTAGCTTGGTCATCGTGTTATCAATCAATCGTCGTTCGTCATCTCCTGCTATACCACTGACAACAATACTTAGGTGATCTAGGAATATCCATTTACAATCGAATCCCTTTATCAGATAACGTATCTTACCCAGCAAGTTGTCACTGTCCATACTTCCGAAGTGATCGTAGGTGTAGAACTTTCCGTTCCCTACCGTCTCTTCAAACGCAGGACGTAACGCTTCCGTATCTAGTTGTTCGTCTTCTAGGTGTAATGGTTTGTTAAGATGGATGCCCATGATACCAAGAGCTGTACGCCTGACGGATTCCTCCAATGCTATATAACCTACCGTCTCGCCAAGACCAAGCAGGTGATGAGCAACCTCACGACAGAACAGAGACTTACCTATTCCACTACCCGCGCATACCGTAACTAATTCTCCTAGTCTCATGCCGTGGGTTAACTCATTTAAACTATAGTACGGATACGGCACAGCTTTATGTTCCTCAGTATTACTTACTAACTCCCACAAGTCCTTACCGTTTACGATTCCGTCAGGTCTGTACTCTCTTGCTTCATATAAACAACTGACTAACTCTTTCGACTTGCCACCTGTCAACATATCAGACGGGTCCTTAAGTGGTAGCTCTGCGATGTGTGCTTTGCCGGGTGTCAGGAGTGCTGCACATTCAGCTGCTCCCTTCCGTCCGACATCATCCATATCAAAACAGAACACCACCTTCTCAAACCGTTCCAACCAGTCGATAGCTTGTGCCACGTGTTTCTTTGCAGCACTTGCTCCGTTAGGTACGCTGACCACGGGCCATCTGTTATCCATAGCCTGTGACGCACTCAACGCATCAATCTCTCCTTCGACTACAACAACACGACGGCCTCCCTCTTTCCACAGGTGTTGACCGTATAGTCCGATCAACTCACCACGAACACTGAAGTTCTTGTTGGCGTATCGTATCTTCTGAGCGACGGGTTTGCCGTCTCGTGTCTTATAGTTAGCTATCTGTACATCTTCACCATTCAAACGACCAACCCAGTAGCCCCACTTCCGACACGTTTCCTGTGTCAGATTACGTCGTGATATTGCTTTAGGTTCGCCAGTAAGAAACTCTCTCGGTGCTGGTTCACTCATTGCTTTTCCTCGTCCTCCACTATAACTGTTGCAACTGAAACAATAGGTGCTTCCGTCATCGTTGGTGGAGAGAGCGTCACTACTCCCACACTTTGAGCATGGTTCATGCGTTTTTGTGAAAGCCATGACTTCGGTATAACTTTATCTGCATATTTAATTCCCTTCTTTTCGCACCACATCGCATACGTTGTCTTGGACTTCTTGTTAATCTTGTTACTCGCTCGTTGAAACACCATGCGTATATCTAAGTGCGGGTGTTGCTTGCGTACTAACAAGTGTTTTGTCCTGTCCTCCACCGTCCATACTCCCTTGGCTTCTATGATGATGCCGTTAGGAAGTATGAAGTCGGGAGTGTATGTGCTAACCTTCTGATATTCAATAGTTAACGTCTCGTACTTGAACTCAACGCCACTACGTTTCAGTTGGTGTGCTAATTTAGATTCAAATCCGGAACGATAACGGTTATTAGAAGTTCGCTGTGACTTCGGTTTCGTCCGTTTCTTCCGCATCGAATGTTGTGTCTAGGTTTTCACCGCCATTAACGTATCCTTCTTCTTCAGTAGTAAATCCGAAAGCATCAGCTGCCACGCCACTTACTCCACCGTTCTGTAGTTCTATTACTTGAACAGCTTGCAGATCAAAGGATACACCAAACCCTTGACTTGGTACATACCAAAACCTTGGACGAAATGCCATGTTTACTTTACTACCGCCCCATACTTTAACATCTTCAGGTAACGGTTGACCTTTGGAATCAAACAGAGCAATCGATAGAGTATAAACACTACCGTCCTTGCGTCTGCCTCCAGCTTTCAACTTAGACTTAACAACAAACGCACCGTCCTCTTCTTTGATCGGAAACTCTTTCTGTTCAATCTTCTTACCAGCGTTCTGTTCTTGCACAGTCTTCAACTCCTCTTCGTACAACGGACGTATCGTGTTCTTTAACAGATCAGCTTGGTCTTTATCTATAACTAGGTCACAACTGTACGTACCAAACTCCTGCTCAAACCGTTTGTTCGGCTCGTTGAGGTGGCAGTATTTAGCTGTACCTTTTACTTTTATTACATCGTGTTTCTTTCTTGCTTGTATACTCATTGTTTATTTATCGGTGTTATGACAGCAGATACATGGCTCGATCTATTGCGGTAACATCTAGGTCACCAAGTTCAGGCAGTTCGGGCAGTTTAGCTGTCGGGTGTTGATTCAATAACTCACATCTGAACTCGGCTAGTAAGTCAATTGAAAAGAAATTTTTGTATGTTTTTCGTACGTCTTGGTGTACCTTTCGGGCGTTGGCTGCGTGGCATATAAAGCAATCGTGAACAAAGCCCATTGCGTACGGCATATCGTACGCTAATCGATGTACAACAGCTGCGTCTATCCCGTGTATAAAGTTAGCAGTGACACTACGTCGTTGTGCTTTCGGATCGATCTCATCTGTTTCTAAATCAAAGTCTAACCACGTAGTAATACTTCCTGTGATAGTTCTTACTTTTGATCTCTTACTCTTAGTCAACCCTTGAATGATCTTAAAGCCTGACGGTGTCGTCCATTCAAACACACGGTTACCTATTGCATTGGCACAACCACGTAAGAACTGTTGGATACGGACAACACTCTCCAGTTGCTCTCGTGCTACCGTATTAAATTGCTCAGTCAAATAGTTGATCGCGTCTATGTCCTCACCCACTTGAAACGGATGGTTATCTCCGATGATAGCAAGAAACCTAGACATGACTTGATAGAACGATTGACCGTATGGTTTGTTCATCACTGCTGCCTTTGCCATAGCTCGTGTGACTCCGTACTTGAACCATTCAGATGCTATATAACTATCCTTTGACTGCTCTTTCAACCGTTCGTACACAAGGTCAGCTATGTACTGGTACATATCACCCGGTGGTTGGTCAGGTACTAGGTTACAGTGCTTCGCGTGACGTGTATCCCGTAATAACAAATGTAAAATCTGCATACCGTTGTT